CTCAATAATGGCTGGTGCAATAGATAAAGGTCATCAGTCCTATAATGATTTTAGTGATGGCTTAAATAGTAAAAATCCACCACTTAGTGCAATTGATAAGAAGATTTTAAACTTTGCCGTTAAAATTTCGGCCAATCCAAGCATAAAGACTCATGGTCAAATCCTTCGTAACTTTGGTATGTATCCTCCTGAGTTTTGGACCCGTGCTCAAAACCTTTCAGATCATCCTGAGATTGACCCACAATCTAAAGAACAATTGTCTAGGATGTTTTCTGAACCATCGAGACCAGGACCTATGGGTGGTGGAGCACCGTTAAACACTAACGGAAAACAGTTTTCTCATGGAGTGGAGTGGTAATGAAATGTATCAATTGTAATTTACGTGCAATGTTTGAATATAAAATTTCAAAAGTAGAATCAATTTTGTATTGCGGTAAGTGTTTGCCTTCGTTTTTAAATGACCGAAAAAAAGCAGGATTACTAACTATTACCGAAGAGTATAAAGAAGATCAAGCATCAGCACTTAAAACTTTAGCACCAGAAACTGTTGACCCTGAAGAAACACCTAAAAAGAAGGCTGCATCTAAAAAGTCGGATAAGTAAATGAAATTAATCAGAAAGTTTGCAGTACAGGGCCATTACGTCCCATCTTCATCTCACGCTCCTAGAGGTCCTTTTCCTCCAGAAGTTTTAGCAGGACCACAAATGGAGCAAGATCTTGATCATGCCGACTCTCTGCATGTGGCTTTAGATGATGTTAAGTTCTTTAAATGCAAAGATTGTGAAAACATTTTAGGAGAATCTGAACTAGACGATCACGAGTGTTACGATTAAACCCTGACATTTTATCTATCTTCTTGGATACTTACTTTTAAGGTCCCCTAAGCGCATAGGGAAAATAAACCTCTCTAGAGAAAGAAGAAAAAATGGCAGTAAATAACAATGGTAATCTTTTAGATACCAAAGGTGAAGTCGCTATTGACTTCGTATGGGGAAACTTCCCTATTCAACCAAACGATGCACGTCCAGATGCAGCAAGTGCAACTCTTTCAACAACAGTCACTTCAAGAGTAGCGGGTCGTCTAGCCCCAACATTAAATGACCACATCAACGCTCTTTCAGGTTGGAATGGTTATCCACAATATACACCAAATACACCAGGCGAAGATGTAGCAGGTTCAGTTGACTACGTACTTGTACCTTCAGTAATTGGTCTTACAACAGCACTTGCAACTGATGCAATGAAGGACGCAACACTTGTTCCTACAACTGCAGCAGCAGCATCAAACGCTGCTAAGACAGCAACCGCAATTGCTCGTACTGCTGGAAGCACAACTATCACAGTAACAGCAACATCCCACGGATTCTCAGTTGGTCAGAAGGTTGTTATTGCTAACTCAGGCAGTGCAACAGCAAACGGCACATACACCGTTGCAACTTCAAGCACCAACTCATTTACTGCAACAGGTACAAACACTGATGTTCTTGCACTTACAGGACTATCAGCAACTGTTGTTGGTCTTGAAGGAACTATCAAGACTCAATCACTTGCAGCAGGTGCAAACACCATCTCAGCAGGTGCAGCAGTAACAATTACACCATTCGCAGCAGCATCTTAATCGGAGTCTAAATACACAAATGGCACGTGTAGCAGGTGGCGGAGCGGCTCGTCGTAATAAACGGGCTGCTCTTCCCTCTGCTCAAGAATTGTTGGGAGCGTTTTACGGTTTAGGATCAAAACAAACTTCAGGAATTTCTAAAATAACAGGTTCAGGAACTGGAATGTTTGCAGGTCTCCCAACAGCAAGTTCTGTTGGTGAATATAATGAATTTATATCTTTAACTAAAGCAAATGACACAATGCGTTATTACAGCGGTGTTAGTAAATCAGTAAATTTAGCAGGTGAGGCTCTAGCGCCAAATATTGATGGCGATACTTATTACATAGACTCTGACGGAAACTATGTAGATCGCTCTATTTATCGTCAGTCTTACGACGTAGATGATGATACTGGAGAGTTAGTTGTTCCTGGTGAACAAGGACCTCAATTTGGGGAATCTGATGCTCCTGCTCCTATATCAGTTGTTCCAACTAGTACAAGCAATCCAGCACGTCCTAGAACAGTTGCTGCAGGTTATGATCGTAATCGTGAGGTTATCACAGTTGTGTTTAGAGACGGAACCTTCTACAATTACTACGAGTGTTCAGCAGGAGATTGGCAAAAATTTAAGTCCGTAGTATCTAAAGGTCGGTATATTTATACGTTCTTAGATTACAAGCCTCGTGGGGCAGCGGATGTCTCTAGTCTTTCTGCCAATGCTAGAAAGTCGTTTTACAAGTTTACTCGTGCTGCTCAGTTACACTACGGAGGACGTCAGTCTAAGAAAAGGAAGTAATGCCAAAGGTACACAAAATCGGACCACAACGCTTTGTACAACTAACAAACTTTCCTTTTAAATGGGGGTTTAAACTCATTGTTCGTGGTTGGACTCAAGAACTTGAGCATCCATTTCGCACATCTACCCCACTTATAGTACGCTTACCACGTTATAAAGCGTTAGTGTTTGGAAAGTGGACAGGTACAAAAAATGAAGAAGAAGCATTATCCACGGCATTAGGAAAGCGGGAAGTAACTTACGATGATTTTACGGAAGAAGCAGGCTGGACACCAGCCCCAGACTCGGATCGAGAAACGAGTAGCAACAATCTCTACTCCAGATTTGATTTTATGGATGGAGCAGTCGATGTACACGATTGGAAAACACATTACTATTTGGCAAAGACAACAGAGTGAAGCAGACTTAGACGAAATTTTAATGGGTGCTGAAGCGTTCCAAGCAATTGCTAGAGAACTAAAGCGACGTTCTAAAACTATGTTATGATTAACTGTCTTACTCTCTTACAGTACAGGTCAGGCGTTAACCCATCCTTAGTGATGGGTTTCGCTGTTTAATAAGGACACTATGGAATCTAACTACGATAAAGATAAGTTTGAAGAAATTAATCCTGAGTTCTATCAGGCTGAAGAAAAACCTGTTGAAGATACTGTAGAAGATTTTCTTGATGAACTATCGCAAAAGTTTGTAGATACTTTAATAGATAAAATAATGGACTTTTTAAAAGTTCTTGTTGGACATGACTTACACCCCTATCAAAAACCATTAGCCCGTCGTATTATGGAATCAGTAATTATTAATGATGGTGAAGAGGTAACTGCTTTAGCGTCACGTCAGTCTGGTAAGTCTGAGACTGTTGCAGATACCGTAGCAACATTGATGATTCTGTTGCCTCGCCTTGCAAAGTTATATCCAGATTTGTTAGGTAAATTTAAAGACGGTGTTTGGGTAGGTTTATTTGCACCAACTGAGTCTCAGGCCGAGACTTTGTTTGGTCGTGCTGTAACTCGTTTAACATCTGAAAGAGCCGTAGATATTATGGGAGATGTTGAAATCGACGACTCTGCTGTTCGTGTAGGAGGAGTAACACGCCAGATTAAATTAAAGAAGTCAGGCTCTACTATTACAATGATGACTGCTAACCCTCGTGCAAAGATTGAGTCTAAGTCTTTTCATTTGATTGTTATTGACGAGTGTCAAGAAGCGGATGATTTTGTTGTATCTAAATCTATTTCTCCTATGCTTGCTTACTACGCAGGAACTATGGTTAAAACAGGAACTCCAACTACAAGTAAAAATAACTTTTACAGATCTATTCAGTTAAACCGCAGACGACAAACTACTAAAGGTAATAGACAAAATCATTTTCAGTGGGATTGGAAAGATGTTGCAAAATTTAATCCAAATTATGAAAAGTTTATTCGTAAAGAGATGCTTCGCATTGGCGAAGAGTCTGATGAATTTCAAATGTCCTACAACTGTAAATGGCTCTTAGAAAGGGGAATGTTTGTTACTTCTTCGATTATGGATGACTTGGGTGACACTTCTCAAGAACTTGTTAAGGTATGGCACAAAACCCCAGTTGTTGTCGGCATTGACCCTGCTCGTAAAACTGACAGTACAGTTGTTACTGTTGTTTGGGTTGATTGGGATCGTCCTGACGAGTTTGGTTATTTTGATCATCGGATCCTTAACTGGTTAGAAATGCAAGGCGATGATTGGGAAGAACAGTACTTTCAAATTGTAAACTTTTTGTCTAACTACGATGTTCTTGCAGTTGGTGTAGACGCTAACGGCGTAGGAGATGCTGTAGCCCAACGTTTAAAACTTTTATTGCCAAGAGCAGAAGTTATGTCTCTAACATCTAGTCCATCTGAACAGTCTAAGAGATGGAAACATTTACAAGCCTTAATTCAACGAAAGATGATTGCTTGGCCTGCCCATGCAAAAACTAGGCGTTTACGTACTTGGAAACGCTTTTATCAACAAATGGTTGATGCTGAGGTTCAGTATAAGGGCCCAAACTTTTTGGTTGCTGCTCCAGATGAATCCTACGCTCACGATGACTTTGTGGATAGTTTAGGAATAGCCTGTTCTTTAACACAAGATTTAGTAATGCCCGAGGTTGTTGCTTCTAGTAATCCTTTTTTCTAGTTAAACCACACAAAAGCCTAAAAAGGGTGGAAACTATTACCAAGGAAAAGGCCTTTCCCAATTCAATCCTTAAGGAGTCATAAATGACAATATCACCAGCACCTCGCTTCCCAGAGCGTGCACCACAGGTTTATGAGCGCAAGGGTGCAGACAATGCAACTCGCCGTGGACCACTACGTTTTGAAGAAGGTGTCGCAACTGATACCGATATTCCAAACGATTTTCAATTAGGAATGCAACAAGGTTCAGCCGTTGCTGCAGGACGTCCAAACCGTAATGCACCAGTATGGCAAAAGCCTGCTGCAGAAACACTTGCAGAACGTGCTCACGTAGGTTCTGCTTCATGGACAGAGGCACCAACATTTCTTGGTGAATTTGCTCATGGAACAATGAACGATTATTCAGCAGCACAGATTGAAACAGTTGCTCGCTCAGGTGGACGGACCCAACGTCAGTCCCCAACAGTCGTAAACGACTAAGTA